TTTACCTGAAGGAGGATGCACAATGAGCAAGATCCGCGTACTGATCAAGCAGCCCGGCGAGAAGGCCCGGTGGGAGGAGATCGAAAACGACTATAAGACCATGCAGCAGATCGTGGGCGGCTATGTGGAGCGCATCCGCATCTTTTCGGATCTGGCGATCCTGTGCAACGAGGAGGGCAAGCTGCGGGATCTCCCCTACAATCTGAACGTGCTGGGGGTGGATTTCGTGGGCACCGTGATCTTCGTCGGTGTGGGCAGAAAAGACTTTGCGGACTGCCCTGCTGATGCTACGGAATGCTTCAAGAATTTGGAGGTGGAGTGATGGCAGAACGTAGAATGTTTTCGAAAAGCATCATTGACAGCGACGCTTTTATTGCAATGCCGCTATCGGCACAGGCGCTGTATTTTCATCTTGCTATGCGAGCGGACGACGACGGCTTTGTGAATAGCCCCAATCGCATCCGCAGGGACGTGGGTGCCGCCGAGGATGATCTGTCGTTGTTGATCGCAAAGCGCTTTGTTCTTGTTTTCGATAACGGCGTGATCGTGATCAAGCACTGGAAAATCCATAATTACATCCAAAAGGACCGCTACAAGCCGACTACATTCAGAAAAGAAATGTCTCTCTTGAAGGTTTGTGAAAACGGCGCGTATACGGATTGTATACACGATGTATCCACGGCGGATACACAGGTTAGGTTAGAGTTAGGTAAGAGTAAGGATAGAGATAGGGTAGGTAAGGATAGAGATAATACCACTACTACCACCACTTTTGATCTATCGAGCGCGAGCGCGCGTGAGGGAACGGCTCCGCCGGTTCTCTTGGAGGTGCATCGGTATATGGCGGAGGAGCTTTGCATAGAGAACGCCGCTGCCGAGGCGGAAAAATTCGTGGCGTGGAATGCGCTGCGCAGCTGGGACTGCCTCCCCAACTGGAGGGCTGCTGCCGATCTGTGGTGCGCGCGGATCGGGGAGAGGTGAGCGATGCCAAGAGCAAAGCTGGACGCTGACCTGCGAGAGCGTCGTTGTTACATTTGCGGGCGGGTGTTTATACCCGCTCCGCAGCACATCTATCACAAATACGGCAAGTGGTGCTGCAGGTGGACGTGCTATACGCGACTGCTTGCCGAGATCGAGGCAAACAAGAAAAAATCCGGGCGGCCTGCGGGGCACAGCCCGAAAAGGAAGGAGAAAACACATGGAGATCAAGAGGATCATCAACCTTTGCAAGAAAAACGGCTGCCTCGTTCTGTATGAGAATGACGGAGGGCAGTGGCTTTCGGACGGCTTTGCGCTGTTTCCGCTGACGAACCTGCCGCACTTTGATGACGAGAGTATCTGTCGCACCTACGACATTTCCGAGAAGAAGGCCGCTAAAATGATCATCCGCCACGAGGGGGCGATCCCGGATCGGCTCAGCGTTGCCTGCGACGTAGAGGGCGAGATGCCCTGTGAGTTTGACGAGGATCTGTTTCAACGCCTTGTGCCGGTGCAGACCACGAGAGGGCTCGTTTTCATCCAGAAGCAATACCTGTCTCCCTTCAGTGATACGCCTGCCGATATGCTGTATCTGTTTGAGCGGCACGGCCCTGCCGGGAACCTTTATTTTGCGGTTAAGGTGGGCCTTGTACTGATGGGGATCATTCCGCCCATCGATCACGTAAACGAGGACTTTGTAAACCGCATTCGACGGGTGTGCGAGCAGTGCGAAGTGGCGCTGGAGAACAAAAAGAAGGGAGAGGGACTATGATCGAAAAGAAATACATAGACGGCACGGCGTGGCTGGAGCAGTGCAGTAAGAGCTATATGCACTACAACTTGGCAAGGAAGATCATCAACGAGGCGCCTGCGGCACCCGTGTTCGGGCAGTGGATCGATGCCGTGAAGCAGCCGCCCACCGAGCCTGACGAGTATATCGTGATGATCGCCGGCGCGGCGGATGCAACGTCGCTGTATTTTAACATCGACGACGAGGGGGAACCCGTCTGGTTTGAGGAGACTGAGTACAGCACCAACTTTTACAAGGTGACCCATTGGATGCCGCTGCCGCAGCCGCCTCGGCAGGAGCAGGAGAAAAAGCCAAACGTTTGTAAATGTCGCTCCTGCGGTGCGGAGATCGTGTGGGTGGCGATGCAGAGCGGCAAGAAGATGCCGTGCGATGCAGCGCTGATACACGCCGTGGAGGAGAGGGACGCCAAGACCTCTTTTGTGTTGCCCGGCGGCATCATCAAGCGCGGCAGAGAGGGGCGGCACCCCAACGGCGAGGCGGATTTTGTGGGATATCGATCTCATTTTGAAACCTGTCCGAACGCGGATCAGTTCAGAAAGAGAGGGCAGGGGGATGCGTGAAATTTTGTTCAGAGGCAAGCATGCGTGGAATGAAGAGTGGGTCGAAGGCTGGTTTGTGGGAAAGACCTGCGATAGTCTATTTGGGCCCGCTCGGGGAAGCGCACAGATCATTGACCAAGATTTGCTGTGGCACGAGGTGATGCCTGAAACCGTGGGGCAGTACACGGGTTTGAAGGATAAGAACGGCAAGCGGATTTTTGAGGGGGATGTTGTGAAAATGTTTTACAAGGACGACTTTCGCGAAATTGGCCCTGTTATGTGGTCTGACATTGGAGCGAGATACAAGTTTGCACCTCCTGTTGGCGCAGCTTATAACATAGACTGCACCTGCGTGATGGAGATCGTCGGCAACATTCATGATAACCCCGAACTTTTGAAAGGAGAGGGAAAATGAACGACAAGACTTTTCACGATGCCTTTGAGCAGGCGGGGTATTATCGCCCCACGGAGCCTGCGGTGTGCTGCCGCAAGTGCGGCACGCGGTTGAAAACCTACTATGCCGAAGGACGGCTCTACGCCGTCAAGTGCGGCTATTGCGAGAGTGTGACACTGGTCAAGGCCGGTGATCCCATCGAGGCGGCAGAATTTGTGGGGGTGAGAAAATGACACAGCAAGAAGCATTGAACGTATTGATCGCGGTGGCGTGCTGCTCCACGGCGGAGCTCACGTGCGTGGATTGCCCGCGGTGCAAAGATCTCGGTGATCGCGTGATTGCAGATCTTCCCACGGACGCAACCTGTGAGGGTTGGAGCGAGCACGAGGTAGCCGATGCGGTGAAGGTGTTGAGGAGCGAGGAGTGCAGAACGCAGAATGCAGAGTGCAGAGTGGAGGCAAGGGACGATGCTTGACATACTTATGAGCGTACACCAAGAGTGGATCGTCAAGATGCTTTCCGGGGAAAAGACCGACGAGCTGCGCAAGACCTGGCCCAAGAACATCCCGACGCCCTTTCGGGTGCGGCTCTACTGCACCCAGGGGCGAGGCCCCCAGACGTTGCTGCTGGACGGCAAGGGGGGTGCGGAGCTTGGGGACTATCGGAATATTCACAACGGCTGGCAGATCGGCAACGGCTTTGTGGTCGGGGAGTTTATCTGCCCCGGGCGGACGGTTGTGAAATATCCGTCCGATGAAGAAGGTTTTTGGTGGCCGCACATGGCCGAGATTAGTCGCTCCACCTGCCTTTCGGTGGAGGAGATCTGCGCCTACATCGGCATAGGGCATCACGGCAGCGCCTGGCACATTCGGGACTTGAAGATCTACGACAAGCCCATGGAGTTGGACCGCTTCTTCATGCCAGCCGAGAGGGACGGTGCGTGGCTTTGCCGCGTGGAGAGGGCGCCGCAGAGTTGGTGCTATATTGAACAGATCATAAAGGGGGTAGGGTGACATGGTCATAAGCTGCAAAAGATGCATTCGCTACCTCGAATGCGTCAAGGAAAGCCCCGAGATCGATACCGAGGCCGTTGACTGCGAGCTTTACGATCCTATGACCAAGTATCTGGAGGTGCCCTGCGCGGAGTGCGCGTATTTTGAGCCCTTTAAGGGTGGCCGCCTCGTTCGTGCGAGGTGCCCTCGGACGGGTACCGCGTTCCTGCGGCAAAAAATGGGCGAGGAAACAGTGGTGCTTGACCCCAAGGTACACACCTGCCGCGAGGCGGCTCCGAAATCGCAGACGTTTGGGAAAGGGAGGTGACGAGTATGGTGCTTTTAATCATATCGAGCTTGTCGTTTGCGATGGTTTTTTTACATACTGGCTCGGAGGTTGAGCGGGTGGCGTGTCTTGTTGCGGCTTGCGTGTGCTCTTTGGTGGCATCGGTGTGTTGGCTGAAACACACCAGCCGGCTGCAATATCTCGAAAGCCGCGTGAAGGATCTGGAACGGATCAATCAAGCGAGAGGGAGGGGCGACAATGGCAATTAAATTGAAGCCCTGCCCGTTTTGTAAAGGAGCGGCGGTGATGCATACACATTCGCAAAAAGAAGAATACAAGGCGTGTTGCAAAGATCTCACGTGCATCGGCAGTTACATATTTTATGTGGCATCCGACAAAAGAGAAGGCCGCCGAGGCTTGGAACAGGAGGGCAGGGGATGGATCTGACAACGTGCATTAAGGAGATGGGTGCCGCCATTGAGGCATACACCGAGCGGCACGGGGAGGAGCCGAACACCTTGTATATGACCGCGCGGCTGATGGCGCGGATCGAGGCGTGGGTGCTGCGGGACGGCTTCGTGCGCGGCTCCTACGGGTATAAATCCGGCTTCGGGATGATGCCGAACGGCCACGTGGAATGGTTCAGCGGGCTTGCTGTGAAGCTCCTTGACGGAGAGGGCCTCCGCTGGGCCGTGGCGAGGGAGCACGTGATAAGTGCAGAGTGCAGAATGCAGAGTGCAGAATTGATGAAAGGAGAGGGTGTGAAAGGTGGAAACAAATAAATTGAGCGTCATGGACGTGGTATCGGGTAGCGGGCCCGCGGCGGTAGCGGCGGTGGATAGCCTTGGATACCGGTTTCTTGCCGACAACGGGTACCCGGAGGCGTCGGAGAAGCTGAACGCCACCATACGGGATGCCATCCGCAAGAAAATGAGCAAGCGCGGCGAGCGCTTACATATCCACGGCTCCTTTGACGGTGACAAGGGCGTTTACAGCGTGTGGTTTACCCTACGGAGAGGGAATAGACGGCTGCTTGCCACCAGCAAGGCGGTGCGCTTGCAGGGTGTAGCCATGGACGCGCCCGTGGCCTACGACGGTGACGAGGAGGGCGAGGCATGAAAAAGGATCTGATCCGCGATTATGCCACAGAAGCCTTTCGGCTCTACGCTCGCATGGGGTGCCCATCGTTGAGAGAGATCGGCGGAGAGGGTGCCACCGCCGCGGATCTGCGAGCGGTCTCGGAGGTGCTGCGAATCCTCGCCTTGCAGGGCAAGGAGGAGGTGATCGCTGCCGTTCGCGCCGTGTATTTTGTGGCGCCGCGGCAGGAGATCGAACGTGGGAGCATCAGCGCACGGGTGGAGGCTTTTGCAGTGGGGCTACCGGCCGCACCTTCCACGGTTTATCGGTGGCTACGAACGGCACGGGATCTGTTTGGGAAGGTCAGAGGGCTACGTCAAAAGAGATAAAATACCACCATAGAGAGGGGCTTCGGCTCCTCTTTTTTATTTGTCAAGGGGTGTTTACTCTCAAAAAGTTGAGAGTAGTGGGGGGTAAGTTGAGAGTAGTGGCACCTTGTTTTTTGTTACGATGGAATATATAGAGATCCCGGCGGAAGGAGGAGGGGCATGGCCAAGGGTCAAAAACTGGAAGAAAAGCAGATCGAGGTCATGCGAGCTTACCTCGCCGCAGGGACAAGCCTTGCAGAGACGGCGCGAAAGATGGGGCTGCCCAAGTCTACGGTGGCCACGTGGAAAAAGCGCTTTGAGGGTGAAAAGCCCGCGACAGCGGACGACCTCGACCTTGAACGACCTCGACCGGAAAAAGGCGCGGGCGCGCGTGCGTTAGGGGAAGGTCAAGGGGAAGGGCAATCGTTCGAGGAGCTTCGCACGATGAACACGGAGCAGTTTATCCGGGATGCGGGAGAGATTGTGGGAATGTCCCAGCAGCTGGTGAAGCACGATTTGGCCTATGCCATCGAGCACCGGGCGAAAATCGACAAGGCCATTGGCGTGCTGTGTGCCCTTGGTGAGCGGATCTCGCCCGGGGAGCTGCGAGCCTGCGTGAAGGTGCTGACCGAGCTGAAGCTCCCCGATATCGGCAAGCTCTCCTCGGTGATGGGTACCATGTACGATAAGCGTGCTCTGGCAAAGGGAGAGCCTACGGAGAACATCGGCGGCACCGCCGTGATCAAATTTGAGGATATGTAAAGGAGAAACACCATGGAAAAACTGAACACCATTCAAAAGAGAAACAAGCTCAACGACGTTTACAAGATCGATGCCCCCGGTGCGGGCGGCGCATCGCATGCATACGAGATCGTCAAGGCAGAAGCCAAGCCGAGCGACTGTGGCGATTATTTGCGTTTTGAAATGCGGGGCGTTGTTGGCAGAATCGTTTTTCAGCACGGTCCTCGCGCCGAGGAGAGCAGCTTGCACGGCGTGCTGGATACCGATCTGCTGGAGATCGTGCGTGACCGCTTGAAGGCATTCAATCAGGGTGAATACGCCACCCGCGAGAATGCTTTGGCTATTACTCACATTGAGGAAGCCCTTCTGTGGATGAACAAGCGCGTGGAGGATCGCGCCGAGCGCGGGGTGCTTGGTACCACGCAGAAATGACGGCAAGCACAACGCTGACCGTTGCCGACATGATCGAGAAGCGGCGGCAGCGGTGGGAGGAGCGGCACGACTTGGAATATGATACCAAGCTTGTGGAGGCGGCGGCGCGGCGGATCCTTTCCGACCGTGCGCTGATGCAGGAGATCCTGGACCGTCCCTATCTGCTCATTGAGGTGGCATTTCACATCGTGGACAAGGAAAAGGACACGGTGCCCTTCTTTTTCAACGAGGTGCAGCGGGATTTCATCCGTCAGTATGAGGAGAACGGCACCGACCGTGCTTATATCGTGCTGAAGGGCCGTCAGCAGGGCTTTACCTCCCTGATCACGGCCATGCAGACCGCCTTTGCTATTGTGCGGCGCAACTTTTCGGGCATGACCTTGGCCGACTGTGCCGACAACACCCGCGCCATCTTCAACGATAAGGCGCGCATGGTCTATGAGCGTCTGCCTGATCTGCTCAAACCCAACGAGCGCTTTAACAGCAAGAACGAGCTGTTTTTTGACAAGCTCAATTCCTCCTGGCGCATCCAGGTGGCCGCCGAGCAGGTGGGTCGTTCCCGTACCCTGAATTTCGTGCACTATTCCGAGGCGGCCTTCTACAAGTGCTCCCTTGCCGCCATGCAAAAGAGTATCGGCGAGGCCTGTACCCACGATGCTTTCCGTGTATTTGAGAGCACTGCCAACGGCTATAACGAGTTCAAAAATCTGTGGGACGGCGGCAGCTGCGTCAACCTCTTTTACGGCTGGTGGCGCACTGCCGAGTACCGCACCACCGATCACCGCGCACTGGAGCGCATTTCCGACACCTGGATCTGCGAGCGTGTGAAGATGCTGGAGGGGATGGGGCTCGACCGCGATCAGATTGCGTGGTATTGCCGCAAGTATGAGGGATATATCGACAAGGCGTCCATTCGCCAGGAGTACCCCTGCACCCCCGAGGAGGCCTTTATCGCATCGGGCGACTGTGTGTTTGATATCGAGGCCATCCACAACCGCCTGATTGAGGTGCGGCAGGCACCTCCGCCCCGCGTGGGATACTTCACCTATCGCAAGATCGTGGAGCCCTTGAAGGACGGTTTTGGCGCCGTTGTGGGCTACACCGAGCGCCTTGCCGATATTGCCTTTAAGGAAGCCCTTGACGGCTATATCAAGCTGCATACCGAACCCGAGGTGGTAGAGAAGAACGGGCGTGTGACGGGGCTCGTTCCTTACGTTGTGGGCGGTGATACCGCCGGCACGGGACAGGACTTTTTCACCGCCAAGGTGCTGGACAACAGGGAAGGGCGCACCGTCGCCACCCTGCACAAGCAGCGGCTGGACGACGATCTGTATGCCGAGCAGATGTACTGCCTCGGTCACTATTACAACATGGCGCTGATCGGCATTGAGACCAACTACAGTCGCGTGCCTATGCGGCGACTGCAGGATCTGGGCTATCCCAATCTGTATTTGCGGGAGAACACAAGCGGCATGGCCGACGTGCCCGAGCGGGTGCTTGGCTTTGAGACCACCACCCGCACCAAGCCCATCATCGTGGCGGAGCTGATCATGCGGATGCGCGAAGACATCACGAGGGAGTGTGACCCCGAGACGCTGGAGGAAATGACCACCTTTGTGCGCAAGGAGAACGGGCGCACCGAGGCCATCGGGGGCTGTCACGACGACCTTGTGATGGCGCTTGCCATTGCCCATTTTATAAGGGGGCAGCAGGCGGTGTGTGTGCAGGACGTGCTACCGGAGGAAAACCGCGTGCTGGAAGAGATGTTTCATTATACCCCTGAGGTTGAGAGCGAGGGAGCTTTCATGTCTTGGGATGATTTTTGAGGAGGATACATGGAGCTTACAAAAGAGGACGTGCTGGCGTTGCGATTGGAGATCTCGGAGCTGCGGCGCGAGATGGCCGAGTTGCGGCGGGAGATCGCCGCAAGAGGATTGCCCGCGGTGCAGAGCGTAACGGCTACCACGCCGCGTGAAAACGAGGATAAGGTCAGCACCGATCAGATCGTGACCGAGTGGATAGAAGGGGAGGACGCATGGAAAGCGAAAGAGACGAAATAAAGCGCGGCGAGAGCCGCGACGAGGCTGCCGGGCGTATCCTCAAATGCTTTGAGGACGGTATGCGCTATCAGAGCGAGATGGGCTTTGTGCAGAAGTTCCCGAAATTCGTGGATTTCTTTGAGGGCCGACAATGGCCTGCCGCCACAAAAAATACGCAAAATCTGCCGAGGCCCGTGTTCAACTGCACCAAGATGATCGGCAGAAACAAGAAATCTGCCATTTTGTCGGTGCCCGGCAAGATCGTGTATCACGCCGAGAACGACTCGGATCGCGTGAAGGTGTTCAACGATTTTGCGGCATACATCCAAAAGGAGATGAAGCAGGATGCGTTGGACAAGGACGCCATTGACGATGGCGTGAAAAAAGGCTCCTATCACTATCACTATTTCTGGGATGAGAACGCCCACGGCCTGGATGCCACCGCCAAGGGCGCCCTTCGCTGTGAGATCGTGGATCCCTTGAAGATCTTTTTCTCTAACCCGAATTGCCATGACGAGCAGCGGCAGAAATGGATCCTGATCGCCACCCGTGAGGAGGTGTCCTCTGTGCGCGCCATGGCGGATAGCGACGTGAACAAGGCTGATATCGCACCCGATAAGAACACCGAGAACCACTACGGGGAAAAGGAGCAGGGCGACGGGCTTGTGACGGTCCTGACCCGCTATTTCCGCGTGAACGGTGAGGTCTGGTGGGAGAAGGCCACCAAGAGTATGCTGATCTGCGCGCCCCGTCCGCTTGCCCCCGACGTAGAGGGTGCACTGCGGGAGATGGGGATGGATGAACAAGGAGACGGCGGGAGCGCAAACGGCGCGCCTGTGCGCGGCTTCTCGCTTTATCCCATCGTGTCTGGCAGCTACGAGCGCCGTGAGGGCTCGATCTACGGTATTGGCGAGGTGGAGGGCCTGCTGCCTGTGCAAAAGGCCATCAATCTGCTGTTTGCTTTGCTGATCCTGAACAATCAGCAGGTGGCTTGGGGCAAGTACGTGGTGCATCCCCAGGCGTTGCGCGGGCAGCGACTGACCAACGAGCCGGGGGAGGTGATCACCGATTACTCGCCCGGCGCCAACGGCATCCGCAAGCTCACCGAGCAGGTGATGCAGTCCCAGCCCATTGAGCTTGCTACCACCATGCTGAACCTCCTGCGCTCGGTCTCGGGTGCCACCGAGGTCATGACCGGCGAAACGGTTGGCTCCAATATGTCGGGTGCCGCCATCGCCGCTCTGCAGGCGCAGGCACAGCAGCCCGTGGAGGAGCTGCGCGAGAGCTTCTGGCAGGTGAAGGTGCGGCAGGGATTGGTGCTGGCAGAGTTTTTCAAGCACTACTATGCGGGCAAGCACTTTACCTATTCCGTGAAGGCAGAGGACGGTACCGAGCAGATAGCCGACGGTGTTTTTGACGGCGCTGCTTTTGCCGATCTCACCTTTGACGTGGTGGTGGAAGCCGCCAGAGGCTCCAAGTCCTCCACGGCGGGTGATATCAATATGCTGGATGCGGCGCTGGCGAGCAAAGCCATCGACTTTGAGACCTACGTTGCCATCTACCCCGAGGACGCGATCTCGCATAAGGACGAGCTGCAGGAGGCGCTTCGAGCCTTGAAGCAGAGCGAGAACGCCCAGCTGAAGGCGCAGGTGGAGCAGATGCAGCAGCTTCTGACCGCCATGCAGCAGCAGCGTGAGCAGGAGCAGCGGGCGCTTGCCTCCGTGATGGAGACCCAGCAGGAGAACAGGCGCCTGCAGCAGGCACTGGCGATCCTTGCCGCCGAGGCAAAGAAAGCCGTTAACGCCGCCAACGAGCAGATACGTCTTGGCAACGAGGCATTGAAGCAGGTGCGCGGTGATGCCGCAGAGTTTGCCGAGCATATTGCAAAGGCGGAAGGTGTGCGGGTGCCGACAGAGGCACCGATCACGGGCGATTCGTGAATCGCCCCTACAAGATAAATCGGCGAGAGCCTTTTTATACAAACAATTCGCAAGGAATAGCGCAAAAATCCAGACGTTTGCGATTTTGCAGACGGAGAGGACGATATGTCTGAAGAAATGAACGTGGCGGTCCCTGCGGTCGCCGAAGGCACTGCGCAAACAAGCGCCGCAGAGGCGCAGACCGCCGCCGCAGTGGGTGGTCAGACGGCAGAGGTGAACGATGCGACCTTTCAGGACGAAGGCAAGACGAGCGAGGGGACGCCCTCGGGCTCCGATGGCAAGGACGGAAAGGCGGAAACGGGCAAAAAGCCCCAGAGCAAGGACACCAACGCTGAATTTGCCCGCAAGAGGCGGGAAGCAGAACGGCAGCGCGAGCTGACCGAGACCCGAAACAAAGCGATCATCGATGCACTTGGCGGCAAGAACCCCTACACCGGCGGCGACATGAAGGATGCCGAGGACGTGGCGGAGTTCCTGACCATGCGCGAGATCGAGAAGAAGGGCGGCGATCCCGTCACGGACTATTCGGGTCACGTAAAGGCACAGCAGAGAGCAGAGCGCGAGAAGGAGCGCACCGAGGCGGAGCAGCGGGAATGGTATGACAAGGACCGTGCCGATTTTGCCGAGAAGCACCCCGACGTGGATCTGAACGCGCTGATCGCTGACGAGGCCTTTGCGGATTACGCGGGGGGCAAGGTGGGAGAGAAGCCCCTCGCCGAGATCTACGAGGGTTATTTGAAGATGACCGCACGGATCGAGGATGCCGCCAACCGAAAGGCGGCGCAGGCTGTGGCAAATGCCAAGGCTTCTCCCGGCGCACTGGCCGGCGCCGCGCAGGTGGATTCGGATTTCTTTACTGCGGAGCAAGTAAGAGCTATGACACCTGAACAGGTCAAAAAGCATTACGACAGCATTATGAGGTCAAAATCCAAGTGGTGATGTCGTAGCATCACATCGAAAGGAAGGATTTCAATCATGGCTTACAATAATTTTGTGCCCCAGCTGTGGGCAGAGAAGATCGACAGAGATCTGAATCAAAACTGCGTGTATGCAGAGGATACCAACCGTCAGTATGAGGGCACCGTTAAGAAATGCGGTGACACTGTTCGTATCACGGGCGTGCAGAAGCCTACGATCCGCACGCTGGTTACATACAGCGGTGGAACCAGAGTCGGTGCGGGCACTTCTAATATTGAGGGACCCGAGACTCAGACCGGCACCGAGGTGGTTCTGGTGATCGACCAGATCCGCTACTTCAACTTCAAAGTGGACGACGTGGACAAGGCGCAGGCGCTTTCCGGTCTGATGGACGCGCTGATGGCTGAGGCCAACGAGGCGCTTGCCGGTGAGGTGGACAAGTATCTGGCGCATATTCACGTGACTGGTTCTGAAGCAGACGGCTACACTGCCGTTACCGTGGACAACGCCACCACCGATGGTGTGACGGTATCTACCGTGACGGAAAGCTCCGTGACTCACGATACCATTCTGGATGCGTTCGACAAGGCACAGCAGAAGCTGTACGAGCAGAACGTCAACCCCTCCACCGAGGTGGTTATCACCATCCCTCCCGCTGTTTATCGCTTGTTCCGTAAGGCTTACGTGCTGCGCGATACCGATAACAGTGAGATTATGAAGAACGGCAAGGTGGGCAAGTATGGCAATATGACCGTGAAGCTGACCAACACCGTAGCGAAGGAATCCGACGGCGAATATCACATTCAGGTTAAGACCAAGCGCGCGATTGCTTATGCACAGCCCTTGCGCCACGTAGAGGCTTACCGCCCCGAAGGTGGTTTTGCTGATGCAGTGAAGGGTTTCATCCTCTTTGGCGCGAAGGTGGTTCGCCCCAAGGAGATCGTCGATCTGGCGTTGACCGTTGCCACGAGCGCGGCCTAAATCAAAAAACACCCCTGTTTCGGCAGGGGTGTCATACGTGGTTTAAGGGGAAGGCTGTGTTTTTCACTCCTGGCACGGCGGAGAGGTTCGATTCCTCTCGACCACACCAAAAAATTAAAGTGAAACGAGGGAAGAAGCATGACGCTGGGAGATATCAAGGCAGAGGCCTTGCAGCTGATGGGATTTGAGGAGGACGTTGCCGCCGACAACGTGGAGGATTACAGCGAGGATGAGAACTGGGCGCCGCTGCTGCGGCAGATGTGGAGCGCGGTCAACCGTTGCTTTGCCGATCTGGAAACAAAGCGCGTGCTGCCTCTCAGGCGTGCGGAGCTGGAGAGCCCCACGGGGAAGGGCGGTTGGCGGCGCTTCCGTTATGACGAGATCGAGGGGCTTTTTGAGGTCGTGCGCGTGGTGGTGGAGAGCGGTGATCACATCGACGACGACCACCCTTTCCTCCTGGAGGATGGCGGTTCGCTTCGCGTAATGGATTTTGACGCCGGCGCCACCTATGCGGTGCTGTACCGTCCGCGCCTCACGCGCTTGACGGTGAACAGCGGCTACGATACCGAGATACCGCTCCCCGATGCGCTGGCTGCGGCGATCCCGTATTTCGTGAAAAGCGAGGTCTATCGGGTGGACGAGCCCGACGAGGCAGGGGAGGCGCGCAACCTTTACGAGGCGGCGGTGGAGCAGTACGCCGCCCGGGCTGAGATCAGCCGGCAGGGCACTGTGCAGACGGTGTATGGGGTGGATCTGACATGAGGGCAAGAAGCAACATTTCGCTGAAAAACAGATACACGGCCACGCTCGGGGGATTCAAGGGTGTGGATCTGAACACCTCGCCTTTGCGGGTGGAGAGAGAACGTGCCAGCAGCATGAAGAATTTCATCTGTGACAATGGCATCAACCACAAGCGCCCCGGCTGGGAGCAGTGGTTCCGCATGGCAGATGAGAACGGCGCGGCCTTTGCCGTTCACGGTGTTTTTCCCTTTGACGAAAACGGCACCGAGATCCTGCTGGTCCATGCGGGTACCGGCATCTACCGTGCGGTGCGCAGTCCCGACGGCAAATGGGTAACGACGCGCCTGGACGACGGCTCTCTTGGGATCAGCGAGGAGCGCTCTCAATGCTTTTACCGTGGCGGCAGGGCATTTATCGCGGGCTGCGGCAACTACCTTGTGTACGGCGAATTTGACGGTGAATACGCCTTGAAGGAGGTGGCCGAGATCGCCTACGTGCCGACTACGACCATCGGCATCGGCGGCAGTGCGGAGGTGCAGGAAACGCTGGATGCGGTCAATTTGCTGACGAGGAAGCGGATCAACAAGCTGATCGGACGGAAGATCGTGGAAAATGAAAATTCTTCTTCTGCCGACAATAACGGCAACTATGAGCTGGCGCTGGATGGTGAGGCGGCCCCCGCTTCTATTAAAATCGAGATCGAAGGGCAGAGCTGGGTCACCCATAAAACCGGCACTTTTTATACTAGTACCTGTATACCGTATGCTGCCACGTTGGAAGGAATGGCGAACGGTAAGCTGATCCTTAAGGAGCTTTCCTCCGCCGATTACGTCACCGGTGGCAATACGGGTGCCAGCCAATACGGCGTCAATAGTGAAGCCGGCAGCATTCGGATGGCAGACGACGGCAACACGAGGATCAAGCTATATTTCGGCGCCGAACCGCAGAGCGATCCGGGTGCCGGGAACATCAAGGTCACCTATGATGCGGTCGTGGGTGATGACTACGACGAAAGTCGCATCCAGGACTGCCGCTTTGGTGTGCTGTTCGGCGCGAACGGCGCGGACGACCGCCTGTTTCTTGCCGGTAACGGTAAGTACAAAAATATGGACTTTTGGTCCGAATGGAACGACTTTACCTATTTCCCCGACGGCAACACCATGGAGGTGGGCGGTGCCCATTCGGCTATTACCGCCTATGCGCGGCTTTCTGACACCACCTTGGCGGTATTGAAGGAGGAGAAGGCGGGGGAACCCACCATCTTCTACCGCACCAGCAGGGAGCGCACCGAGGAGGATGGCATTGTGCTGAAGCAGTGGTTTCCGGTTTCCGCCGGTATCGCCGGTGACGGTACCGTGAACCCCCACGCGGTCGCCACGCTTGCGGGGGACGTGCTGACCTTGACGCGAAACGGCGTACATGCGCTGGTGCTTTCCGCCAACGTGGCAAGCGGTGAGCGATACACCAGAGAGCGGTCCCGACCCATCTACCGCGAGCTTTCGAGCGCAAAGCTCAGTGATGCGGCGGGGATCGTGTACCGCAACCGCTACTATCTCTCCCTCCCCGACACGGGCAAGTGCTACGTGGCGGATGCCCATTACAAGGCCATCTTTGAGGGCACCACCGACTACAACTACGAATGGTGGATCTGGGAGAACGTGCCTGCCACCTGCTTTGCGGAATATGCGGACAAGCTGATCTTCGGCACGCCCGAGGGGCTTGTATGCGCTTTTACGGAGGGAAGCTTTACCGACCGCACCTATACCGAGGTAAAGGGCGGTAATATGCTGGCAAGAGAGGACGGCGCGATCACCTACAGTATTACAACGCCGCCCGATGATTACGAACGTGTGGTGCTGGAAGGAAACGTATACGCCCGATCGGAGGACGGTACGTTGGAGAGCCTTTCGGGGGTGGAGCTTTACGTTAAAGAGGTGAACACCGCCCAATGGTTCACCGTGGCGCGGGACCCTGCGCTGCAGCATCCGCTTTTCATCTGTACCGACGGAGAAGCATCGAGCTGGACGGGGCGCTTCATCCACGTGACGCCCGTGGAGGCGGAGTGGATCACGCCGATCATGGATTTCGGCACCAACGCCCAGAGTAAAACGCTACTACAGCTGACCGTTGCCACCGAGCCGGGGATCGAGGGTAACGTGACCTTCGGCTATGAGACGAGGCGCATGCTACGGCAGATGCACGCGGACCGCGCCTTGGCGGTACCTGTAGAGCAGAATGCGGTGGAGATCGGCGGTGACAAGGGCTTTTCCTTTGACGACATCGATTTCAATAATTTTTCCTTTGATACCGCATTTGCGTGCAGTTATACCAAGCGGATGTGTCTGCGGAATTTCAACTTTATTCAGTTCAAATTCGGTTCAAATACTGACGAGGATTGCGCCGTTTCCGGCGTGACCCTGATCTATAAGATCAACCAGAACAACAGGGGGGTGAGATGATGGCGAACAAAATCACGCCGATCAGCGAGACCGATCGGAATGCGCTGAAGCGAAAAACGGCGGCGGTGCTTCCCGACAACCCTGCCGCATGCGGCATGAAGGCGGCACAGGTCAAACCGAAATTTTGGCAAGCTCTTGTGGATGGCGATGAGTCGGTGGCGGGCCTCATCAACCGCTTGATCGGTGAGGCAAATAAGGCGTTTGCTAAAGCGGTGGAGCAGGTTTCCTATGACCCCGACACCGAAAAGATCACGTTGACTTTTGGTGACGGTTCGACAGAACCGTTGGACTGCCCAAAGCAAGGTCCCACCGGCGCACCCGGCAGGGACGGTGCGGACGGTATTTCGCCCACTGTAGAGACCGCCCGTGTGGAGGGTGGCTACCGGATCACCGTGACCGACGCAAATGGCCCCAGCACCTTTATTTTGCCCGACGGCGCCAAGGGTGAGACCGGCGACCCCTTCCGCATTGCCAAGACCTATACGAGCGTTGGCGAAATGAACGCCGGCTTTGCCACAGACGAAGTGCCGGAGGGGGGCTTTGTGCTGATCGCCACCGGGTCGGTGGAGGACGCTGACAACGCAAAGCTCTTTGTGAAGGGTGAGACGGGCTATCAATATCTGATCGACCTGTCGGGTGCCACGGGCATCAAGGGAGATGCGGGCAACTCAATTAAAAGCATTGCCAAGACTGGCAGCTCGGGGCTGGTGGATACCTACACCGTGACCCTGACCGATGGCAGCACCTATCCCTTTACCGTGACCAACGGTAGGGATGGCACCAACGGTCAGGACGGAGCGGATGGCAAGGACGGCAAGGACGGCGTTTCGCCCACCGTGAGCGTGACACAGATCGCCACCGGACACACGGTACAGATCACCGACGCAAGCGGCACCAAGACCTTTACCGTGACCAACGGTAGGGATGGCACCAACGGTCAGGACGGAGCGGATGGCAAGGACGGTGTTTCGCCCACCGTGAGCGTGACACAGATCGCCACCGGGCACACGGTACAGATCACCGACGCGAGCGGCACCAAGACCTTTACCGTGAAGGACGGTGAGCGGGGAGATAGCGTTATTTCCACCGTAACCGCCACATCCCATGATGGCATCATCTACACCGGGACGTTGGAGGGCTTGGAAAAATACGAAAACGGTATGCTTGTTGTATTTATTCCGAATATGGCGAATATCGGCAATGACGCATATTTTGGCATCAATGATCTTGACCTTTTTTCCATCAGGATTGATTGTGAAGGGGGGTATACATACCAGACGAATACCGAGTGGATCAAACAGAACAAGCCCATTCTGTTGATGTTGTCCGAAGTCGGTGGCATCCGGTATTGGGCGGCATTGACCAATGACCGAGCACACACGATCACGGATAAAATGTGGTTTGTGGATAGGCTTGAAAGATATTCCAGAGGAAATGGCACCGTTCATGTTGAGCTACAAGGTGAGGTAAACGCAACCCGTAGAACCTTTCATTGCGTCGGTTCTTTTCGTTTTGACGGTACGACAAGCACTTCTGAGTATTATGTATTGGGCCACGATCAGCTAAACAGTTTGCTTCGTGAAAACACTGAAAATGTGCCATACGTATCTGTATGCAAAGGAAAATGGTGGGCGGTGACGAGCGGCAACGACATCATTGGCTATGGCACAAGGATGGTTTTTAACAAGGGATCAGGCATTATGCTTGGGCGAGCGTATCTCCGGGATACTGCCGATTTCGGCGCTTGGCCATTGTCAAATCTGATGAATGGAACGAACGGTGCCACCGTGTACTTTGAGTTTTTTGGAGAAATTAGCTAAAGGAGAGCATTACATGACTGAACATTTTGAAGGGATGACCATTGAAGAAATCAACGCGGCTGTGTTAAGAAAAATCAAAATCCGGAAACGCCTTGAGGCATTAAGCCAAGATTTTATGCAAGTCGTGGCGGGTGAAATCATCCCCGATCTGGATGAGCGCAAGGCTGAATTTGTAGCACTGCACAACGAGTTACGTGTGCTTGAGGGAAAGGAGCCGCGCCTTGTCGCGGCAGAAGGAGAAAACGTATGAAAAAGAGAATGCTGTTTTTGCTGCTGGCCGTTGCCGTACTAGCGGCAGGCGTCGCGCTTGGCGTACTGATCGCCACCGATGCCGCTGGAGGCGCGGACAAGCCCGTCTGGCAGGCTGTGATCGAGCAAAAAATACTGCCCTTGGTGACGACGGCCGTGTCTGCCATTGCGTCGTATTACATCATGAATTGGCCGTCGATCTCCAAAATCAACGCGGCGGCGGCGCAGGCTTCGCTTTCCGCCGCGGGCTTTGACGGTGCCGCGGGGGGGATCGTGAAGGTGACGACGGCAGTGGAGGGAGCTGTAGAGAAGATCACCGCATTGGAAGCCAGGATCGTGGCTATGGAGGCTGCGGACAGCAAGCGACACGAGCAGGATCACGCCCTGCTTGCGGCAGGTGTGAAGATCATGGCGCTCGCCTTTTCACATGAGAGCGAGCTTGTAAAAAACGGCACCGCCAGCGCCATTGTGAAGCTGGCGGAGGAGGAGCAGGATGGAAGCAAATGAGAAAAAGAACGGCAAAAAGCAGCTAAGACGCCGCTATATTACCCTTTGCATCTGCTCTTATCTGGTGCTGGTCGGCCCGCTGCTGGCGGTGCTTTGCGCCAACCGCGCCCGCTATTTTACCACCGTGGCTGACACCGTAAAGATCGGCGTGGGCGGGCTGATCTGCCTTGTGATGGTGGCACTGCTCATCGGCGGCAAGCTACGCGTGCCGAGCGCTCTTATCGTTCTGTCCTTTGTGTTCGTGATGTCCTGGCTCCTGGGCAATCTGCTGGAGGATCTGATGTTGCTTTCCGGCTGCGCGCTTGCCGGAAAGGCGGCGGATTGGATCTTCTTTGTGCCGCACATCAGGCGGCTGCGTGAGCGGATCCACATCGAAAGGCAGGCAACTGCCACGGCGGACGCCGTGACGGCGGCCTTGGAGAGGACCGGTAGGGTATGAGCGACAGAAAAATGATATGGAGCGATTTCCTCGGCTACGTTGGCGTAGCCGTGGTGGCGCTTTTGTATATCGGCACCGCGATGTTCGTGCCAACCGCCTCCGGCAAGAGTATTGGCACCATTCTTGCCGACGGCGCCCTTGGCTTTGCCCTTGGTGTGGCGATCAACTTCAATCTCAACCTACAGGGCATTTTGAAGGGCAAGAACGCTCCGCAGATGCTCTTGACCAGAGAGGAGCACGGCAAGACTGTGGATCGGATCGCGAGGCACATCCACCGTCTGGACGGCTGGTGTGCTGATCAGAACGCCGAGGCGCTCAGGCGTGAGCGTAGCCGCATTCTGATCGCCGCCGGCCTTCGCTATGAGGATCATTTTGACGAAGACGGCAAGGCAATAGAGGTTGTTTTCACGGGTGACAAGGACGTTGTGAAGCTGCGGCGCAAGGCTTGGCGAGCGGCGTTGCGAGTGAAGCTGACCCCACTTTCTACCGCTTCGCTGACCGGTGACGGCGAGCGACAGGGAGATCCCTTTAACTTTGGTGAAAACCCTGAGCAATACCAACGCCGCACCAATCTGACCGACGTCGGCTCTAAGATCGTGATGGCGGTCGTATTCGGCTACTTTGGCGTGGATATGATTGCCGATTTTCATTTTGAGGAGCTGGCGTGGCGCGCGCTGTACGTGGCGATTCTGCTTGCCTTCGGCATCGCCAAGCTGCTGCGCTCCTACCTTTTTATGGTGGACACCTACCGCGGCGGCATCGTGAAAAAGATCAATTACTTACAATCGTTTGAAAACTGGGCGGCAGAGTCGCCGGAAGGAGATAAGGATGAGTTTGGAAAACTACAAGACCGAGCAGCAGAATCTGCTGGAGGCACAGAAAACGAAAGCCAAGGAACAGGCGGCGCTGAACCATCAGAAGCTGCTCAAATACCTGCCCCAGCGCACGGCGGGGCAGAGCCTTGGCATGACCGAAAGCGCCAAAATTGCCGCGTATAACGCCCTGACGGAGCAGAAGGGGGCGGCGGATGCCGCCTTTAACCGTGGCATGGCGGATCTCAACAACTACGTGCGGGAGCAGGAGAAAACCGAGCAGGATGCCCTGTATAACGAGATCATGACCACCATTGACAGTCAGACGTGGAATACCACCGCCGAGCTGAGTAACTACCTCTTTGGAGAGGACGGTCAAAGCGGTGTTGCGGCAGGGCTCTCGGACAGTCAACGTGCACAGGTGCAGCAGCGTCTGGATTTCTATCGGAACAACCGTGATCAGCAGGCGGCGGATGCGGCGTTCAATGCAGACCCCATTTCGGTTTCTGCCGTGGAAGGCCTCAGCGTCAACAACGATTCGCTTAACGAAAAGGACACGGATGGCAGCGAAAAATTCTCTGTGAAAGACGGAAATGGTAAGAAATACCGTGTCAAATCGTCGCAGCAGGTCAGCAGCGGCGATAATGAGATCGCAAAGGCGATCGTTGGCAGCGTTGGCCGCAACAAGCTTACAAAGGGTGCGATCTATCAGGCCGGTGACGAGCTTTATGCGTATATTGGCACAGATGCCGCCGGTAATTATCTATTTGCCAATATTGTGGAGAGAGACCACTACGGGTTCGAGGGCAAAAGCGGCTATAAAGCGCTTCAAAAGTACCTGAAAGGGGAAAAGAAGGAGTAATTATGGCAAACAAACTGACACTTTACGACCGCTCGGCACGAGCGGATGCGATCCGGCAAGTGCGGGAGAACCGTCTGAACGTATATAAGGCCTCTCCCCCTGCGGCTTCGCAGGAGCCGGAGGAGGAAAAGGCCGGCGTGGGCAAAAAGCTGTTGGCAACATACGGCGACCTCGCCGCAAACCTCTGGGGAGGAGCGCTGAAGGGTGTGGAGGGCGTGGTTGATTTTGCTACGGGCTTGATACCGTATATCGGCGTGCCCGGCTTCGGCTTGCTTGGCGTGGTCGGTGGCGCTGTTGCCGGGCAAAGGTTCAAGGATGAGCTGCAGGAGTTTATTGCCAAGGATTGGGTCGGCACTTACGTGGCCGACCCTTTGCAAAATCTGACGAAGGATAGCTATCTGAACCAGGGGAAGGCCGGCGAGATCATCGAGGGTGTGGTCGGCGGCGTGGGGCAGATGCTGCCTGCCGTGGCAGTCACGTTGGCCACGGGTGGCGCCGGTGCTTCTACAGCCGTATCGCAGGCGGCAGCGCTGGCGACCACCGCATTCGGTGCCGCAGGCGGCGCCACAGAGGAGGCCTTCAAGGAGGGCGCCGGCTACGAGCAGGGTCTGCTGTACGGTACGGCGGTCGGTGCGGTAGAGGCAGGCACCGAGAAGCTGCTCCCCGGTCTCGGCGGTCTTTACGGTAATGGCGCCAAGGCGGCGGCAAAGAGCCTTGGAAAATCCACGCTAAAGCAGGTCGGCAAGGAGGTTGCCGAGGTGGGGCTGAAGCGGGTCGCCAAGGAGGCGATCGGCGAGGGCGTGGAGGAGATGATCTCCGAAACGGTGAGCCCCACGCTGAAAACCATTTACAAGGGCAAGGATGCCCTGCGGGAGTACAGCGACGCGGATTTCTGGGGCGGCGTGCTGGAGGCAGGCGTGATCGGCGCGGGCACCTCGGTGGCGTACGGCGGCACCGTGGGTCGCGCCATGAAAACCACGGGCGTGTATGCGGATGCCAATAGTGTGGCGGAGCATATTGAGGAGCAGAAGAAGCTGCGCGGCAAGGCAGGGCTTTCACAGGCGGATCGGGTGCAGATCGAGCAGAATATCAAGGCCGATCAGGAATTGCTTTCGGGCCGGTTGCAGAAGCTCTCCGAAAAGAAGCGTGCCAAGGTGTTTGAGAAGATGCCGACCTTCAAGGCCATGTTTGAGGCAGACGGCACCGTGAAGGCCGAGCAGGCGGCGGCGCTGGATGCCAAGATCAAGGCGGCAGAGGACACCACCTACAGCGCGGATATCCGCAGCTCCACGGCTGATGCCGAGCGGATCACCGAGGCATTGAAGAACGGCTCCACCGAGGAACACGAGATGCGCGCCTTTACGGGGGAGATGACCGAGGACCAAAGCAAAAACGCAGATGCTGTACGTGAGTTTATGGGCGCTGTGAGCGAGCGCAGCGGTGGTGTTGTGGGTGACTACGTGATCGCCGAGAAAGCGCCCGAGGGCCCTGCCTATTTTGATAAAAAGACCGGCTTGACGGTGATCGGTATGGATGCGGTGGAGAACGGCACCGCCCTGGAAGCGGTGACACGTGAACTGGAAAAAGCAGGTTGGCAAGAAGCCGTGGTGCACGAGACCTTCCACACGATCGAGGACACCAACGCCGGCAAGGAGCTTGCCAAGCTGGTGACGGACAATGAGACCTTGCGCAATCTTGCCATCACCGACGTGCTGAAGCGCAGGTATTTGCAGGACTTTTTCGGCAAGGACGGGAAGAAGGCAGATGCCAAGACCGTTGCGGACGGTGTTGCAAAGCTGATCGAGAGGGAGAATAACGGCGAGGTGCTGACCGAGAGCGAGCAGGAAGCCCTGGACGAATACAGAGACGAGGTTGCCGCCTTTGCCAACCAGCGCTTGCTTGGCAACAAGGCGTTTGTGAAAAAGCTGATCACCACAGAGCCCTCCACGGCGGAAAAGCTGATTGCCAAGATCCGGGAGATCCGCGAGGACTTGAAGGTGCGCAAGGATCCCGAAGCCAAGGCGCAGCTGGAGCTTGTGCGCAAGGCAGAAAAGCTCTTTATGCAGGGTCTTTCCGAGGCGGGCGGTACCATTGATGCTGCGGGTAAGATCCATTTGGCCAATCGGGAGGAGGATGAGGAAAAGGGTAAGGTCAGGCGCCTTGCCAACCCGAAAAGCGTTGACAATCTGACCGAGGAGCAGTATAATAATTTTGGATGGGTGAGAGCCAATGATGTGCTGAACAGCGGCGAGTGGAAGGACTTTACAAGCAAGTTCGCCGATGCCGTGACAAAGCAGACGAATCCGCCCAAAACAAAAGGCGGCGAGTATATGATCGCCGTGAGTGACATTGACGATGCGCTGCATTATGGCACCGATAATATCATCGTTTATGCCAAGGGATCTATTGAAAGCCCGCAGGTGTCGCGGATATTGAAGATTGATCTTGATAACGAAACGGATCTTGACAGAGAGAGGAGAAAAATTTATGTTACTGCAAGGCGAGGCTTACAGCCGACGTCTGGAGGAGTTTTCCGATTCTACGCTTCAACTGATTTTGGACGTGGACTCTATGAGCAAGGAAAACGCCATCAAGAGTGGCAAAATAACGGCCAATTCGGAACTGACCGAGGCAGAGGTCGTAGAACAACTGACCGCATTAAAGAATTCAAGGTAAACGACGACGGTAGTTTTACCACCACCTATGCCGACGGCAGGGTGGTAACGGAGCCGCCGAAAGTCCGCCGCTCCCGCAACGTCACCGGCGAGACGGTCACCATCTCCAAGGGCGAGATGGCGAAGCTGCACGCCAATTATGCGGGCGACAAGGTGTTTGCCAAGGGTGCGGTGACCGAAGCCTTGAAGG